GTGTGAGCCGCACGAGCACGGGGCGGTGTATCAGGTGCATGACAAAGCGCTGGAGGCGGCGCGCGAGATTCTGAAACTGACTGCGACGGTGAGCGATGAAGATGGACCCGCTTGATCGGCTGGAGCGCATTGAGGCGCAGATCATTTCGCTGCGACGGATTTTGTACGTGATCGTGGTGCTGAATTTTGCGATTGCGTTGATTCTGTACTGGCCGGCATGAGCGAGGAGGAGAAAATATGAACAATCAAATCGAATCGTTGCAAAATCTGCGTGAAGAATTTGAAACGATGCAATACCGCTACATGCGACGCACGTTGGCGGTGATCATCGTGACGTGGATCAACGTGCTGCTGACGGCGGTGAATGTTTATTTCGCGCTACGCCGATGAGCGAGGAAGAGGAGATGCTGCTGTTTCTGCTGCCCGCGCTGATTGTGCTCACGCCGGTGGTGCTGGTGATTGCGCTGGTGATGACGCTGATGGATGTGTTGCACAGGGGGCATTGGTGAGCGCCAGACTAGGACCGAGGATCCGAAGAGCGAGGGTGCCTGTGCTCTTGCCTGTCTGGTGCTCACCACTGATCGAGCTCGGCGATGACCTTGAGCGGATCGCGGGCGATGATCACGAGCGCGCCGTGCTCCTGGGCGTGATTGAGGAACTTGCGTTGATCGTAGCTGAGATCGCCGCGGCCGAACTTGCACTCGACGCACAGCAAGCGGCCGTGGGTGCGCAGCTGGCCCATGATGTCGGGACAGCCTGGAAAAGCGAAACGAATGAATCGCGAGACTTTGTGCGTTTTTGCGTTCCACAGGCGGCCGGCACCTGAGTTGAAGCGTTCGCACCAGGCGACGCTGCGGTGAAGGCGGCAGGCGGCGAGCACGGGGCGCACGACATCGGTCTCGGGATTACGGCCGCGCAGGTGGGCGTGGCGCGCTTGCGCGGCTTCAAGGATGAATTCGCGATTCATGCAGGAGCTCGCGGATCTTGCGCAGGTTGTCCTCGGCGATTTCCGATGTTGCGCGGGGCGTAGCCAGCAGGGCGGCGGGCTTGTGCGAGGGATGCACGACGCGCAGGCACATTTCGCGGAAGGCGCCGAGGGTCGGGGCGAATTCGGGGGATTCCTCGAGACAGCGCTCGAGGCCCGCGCTGATCTCCAGGCCGGAGAGGCCGGCGAGGCCCGCGGCCCAGGTCTCGCGCCACTCAGTCAGGCTTGCCTCGCCCTGGAACTGGGAGGCGAAGCGCGCCCCGTACATCGCCAGCATCTTGGCTTGCAAGCGCATCACCCATGGCCGGGGCAGCCACCGATCGTTCCATTTCTCGAAGCTCGCGACCGACGTGTTCGGCGGGGCTGAATTTTCCACCTTTCATTTTCCTTTCACTCCGCGCGCGCACGCGCGCATCCGGTCTAGATTCAGAGAGAGGTTTAGATATATAAGTCGAAGTCGAAGTCGAAGTCGTAGATCGGCTGCTACGCACCTGCGAAGCATCTGTACGCATACGTTTAGCAACTGATGAGCGTTTTTCTGCTAACGCTTTGATTTCATTAAATCCAGTATCAGGGATTGGGCACTTCGGCTTGAAGGCGCGGACCTGAAATCCGTTGTCCGGGATGTACGCATAACGGTTGCCGTCGTGCTCGTAGATGTGGATAAGTCCTGCATCATTGAGGTGCGAGACCATGCGTAAGACCGCCTCCTCAGTAATACCTTCGCAGGCCGTGACGCGGCGCCGCAATGGCACGAAATTGATTTTCAGCAGCCCGAAATCGTCGGCGATAAGGATCATCTCGATGAACAGCAACCGTTCCAGCTGGGTACAGGACAGATACCGTTCGCTATTCAAAATACCGTCACGGATGTATCGATTGGGCACGGCCGGCCACCTCACAGTTCGGCCCGCACCCGGTCTGCGCTTAAGTCTTTTTCCTCACCGATCCTAAGTCCGTTCTCTTCGGCATACAGCACGCTCACCTGATCGCGGCCGAATGCGGCGATGAGCTCATCGATGAATGCGGCGCAAATCGGCATGCGCTCGCGCCGCTCGGTCTTGGTCATGCAGCACCCCACGTGTCGTTATCGATGCGCAGTTCGTCTGGCTGGAGGCTCCCAAAATGCGCATTTAGGGGGGGTGCGAAGGGGTCATGGCGCTTTTACGAGGAAACTGTTATGCTTATGGGAAATATGGATATTGACCAGCCCGGGGCAGTCTCATTCGCTGGTGACGGCTGCGGCGGTGGCCTGCTTGCGGCGTCGCGCGCGTGCGCGGGCCTGGGCGCGCAGGGCGCGCAACTCGAGCACATCATCATCGGGCTTGAGCACGCCGCGGTTGAGCGAAGCGAGGCGCAGCTGCTGGAAGCGCGGGATACGGCCGCCATTGACCCGCCACAGGCTCACGGTGGTCTGCGAGATCCCCAGCGCCTGGGCGATCTTCGCCTGGGTCTTGTACAGGGCAATCACGTCGTCATAATTCATGACCGGCCATTATACGAGCATGCTCGTAGGTTGGCAAGATGAGCACGGAGCCATTTAACGAGGACACTCCTAACGCCGACCTGACGGAAAATACACAGGAGCGGAACGGCGAGGAGTCAGCAATTCGCAAGAAAGAGGAACGCCACACACCGAAGGCGGCAGGACAGCGATTGCGCGATGCGCGCAGCGACCGGGCATTGACGCAAGCCGAACTGGCCGAGCGGATCGGCGTGACGCAGACGGCGGTTTCGCGCTACGAGCTCGGGCTGGACACGCCGGGTGGCAATGTGCTGCAGCGCCTGCTCACGGTGCTGGAGATCAACTATCCGTGGTACGCCGAGGGCTCCGGGCCCCGTGATGCCCCCGAGCACAAGATCTCGCAGGAAGCCCTCAAAATCGCGCAGGCCTTGGATACGTTGCCTGCGGCCAAGCGTGATGAGATTTTTGCGCTCATCATGTTCTGGATCAACCGCGCCAAGAGCAAACTGTGATCGACCCGCAGCGCACGCGCACGCTGGGGCTGTACGTGCTGGAAGAGCACCGTCCGGTGCAATGCTTCGATCTGCACGCCTGGTCCGACTGGATGTGGCAGCACGCCCAGGAGCGCATCGTCGCCAAGACCGAGATCGACCCGGATATCGAGGTGTCCACCGTGTTCCTGGGCATCGATCACAACTTGAGCCGGTATTTCGATCCGGATGACCAACCCAGCGCCCCGTGGGTGTTCGAGACGATGATCTTCGGCGGTCGACACGACCAATTCCAGTACCGCTGCGCTACTTGGGAGCAGGCCGAAACCGCGCACGCACAAGCCTGCGCGATGGCTTCAATCCGCTCGGGGCCGACGCACTAGCCCGGCGAAGAGCTCCGGGGCCTGGTAGCGAAAGCGTGCGCGCTCCCGCGGGGTGAGCGAGCACCACCAGCGCTGAATCTGGCGCGCGGTCAGCCGGGGAGGGCGTTTCTTAGCCTGCACCCGAGTCTCCTGGGCCTCTCGTGGGCCGCATCGAGCCGCCATTATCCGATGTTTTCTTTCCGTCATACGTGTCATAAAACGCACACGGCGCATTATACGAGCATTGTCGTAAATAGGTGTTGACAGGTATACGAGGATTCTCGTAGACTGATGCTCGTGATGAACAGAACATGCAAAGGGATGGAGATGAACACGCAGCAGCACACGCCGGGACCGTGGAGCACGCTTGCGGATTGTAGGCCCGGGGCAAGCCGCAACCTAATCGCAGCGTATCGCGACGACCAAATGATATTTATAGCGCAAGAAGTGCGCGATCAGGATGCCGAGCACATCGTCCGCGCCTGCAACGCTCATGACGAACTGGTAGCGGCGTTGCGCGCAATGCTGGACGTTGTGGGATCGCCTAACAACAACATTAGCGATCTGTACAAAGGAGCGATTAAGCACGCCCGCGCAATGCTCGACAAAGCAGAGTCGGTGTCATGAATCTCTACCGCGTCGCGTTAACGCACAAGGTTGCGCTGAAGCGTCTGCGTAGACGGACAACATGGATCGTGATGGCAGCAACACCGCAGGCCGCAGTTGAGACGCTGCGGCAGTCCGATCCTGGCGTCTTCCAGTACGAACCACGCATTGATGTTACTGCGCATCTGGACTTTGTGGCAAAGCTGTCCAGCGTGACGGTACCCGCCCGCGCCGCCCTGGCTAAAGCCGAAGAACAATCATGAGCATGCTGTGTCCCCGCTGCCAGGCTGGCAATCATTTCTTCCGGCAGTTGACCGACGAGGGCGATTGGTGGTGCCGGTTCTGCGGCCTGACGGTGTATGCACACGAGATGAGCCCCGAGAACATCGCTGAAGCGAATGCCGAAGCCGAAGCCCGATATCAGAGCCTGTCATGACCACCACACAAGCCCGCACGTTCCGCGCACGCCCGAAGAGCATGCCCGCCATCGTCTATCACTACTGGGAAGATCTGGTGATTGCCAAGCGCGAGGGTTGGCGCTCAGGCGACCCGCAGGGCATCGCCGGCACACCGACTGAAGCAACCCGAAAGCTCGTAGCGGAGGAGGCCGCCTACTACGATGAATAACATTCACCCCACACTGGTCGATGCGATCCTGCCGTTCGTGTCCCAACAAACCCGATTCCAGCGCAAGCAACTGGAGCAGGAAAAAGCCGCTGCCGAGGCCGCGCTCGATGAACTGCGCAAAGTCGGCACCTGGGTGCGCCTGGCCGGCTCGCACGACCGTTACATGATCGATGGAGTGGCCGACATCCTCGTCAAGCGCATCGCGCTGCTGAATTTCAAACTGAAGGAACTGGGATGAACGACATCACAACGGGCAATGGCGACATCATGGAACAGGTCATCATCAAGGGCGATCTGGCCAAGTTGACGCCGCAGGAGCGCGTGCTGTACTACAAGGCGGTCTGTGCATCGGGCGGCTTCAATCCGCTCACCAAGCCGTTCGAATTCATCAATCTCAACGGCAAGATGGTGCTCTATGCCTTAAAGGGCGCCACCGACCAGCTGCGCGAGTTGCGCGGCGTGTCGGTCGAGGAGATCCAGACCACGCGCCAGGACGACATGATCATCGTATCGGCCAAGGTGCGCGACAAGGCCGGCCGCACTGATGCCGATGTGGGCGCCGTGTACGTCGGGGGCTTGAAGGGCGAAGCGCTCGCCAACGCCATGATGAAGGCGCAGACCAAAGCGAAGCGCCGGGCGACGCTTTCCATCTGCGGCCTGGGCATGCTCGATGAAACCGAGGTGGAGACGGTGCCCAACGCGCAGCCCGTGCACATCGATCATGACACCGGTGAGATCACCAACGGCACGAAGCCGGTCGAACTGCCGCCTGCGGCCAGGGACATCGCCCGGCGCGGCATGGCGGCCCTGGATGCCTGGTGGAAGGAAATCGGCCGGGAAGGCCGCATCGCCATCGGCGCGCAGGGCCTGGCGAGCCTGAAGGCCATTGCCGCGGAGGTGAAAGCGCCGGCCGAAGAACAGAAGTCCGAAGCACCCGATATCGAATTCGTCCAATCCTACGAGGGCAATGCGTAATGAATGCACCGCTCAGCATGGAGGCGCTCATGCAGCGTCAGTTCATCCGGCAAGATGATCCGCTGTGGCACCGTGTGCGCATCGGCTGTCTCACGGCGAGCCGCATGAAATCGGCCCGGGCAATGCTGAAAAGCGGCAAGGGCGAGATGGCCGAGCGCTACAAGTACAAGCTCGAACTGGTGACCGAGCGGCTCACCAGCAAAGAGGTGAAGCACTTCGTCACCCAGGCCATGCAGGACGGCATCGATCGGGAGCCCGCAGCGGGCGAGCTCTACGAGGTGCTCACCGGCACCCTCATCGAGATGGGCGGATTCATGGCTCACCCATCGATCCGCTGGCTCGGCGCATCGCCGGATCGGCTCATCGGCGCCGATGGCCTGGTCGAGATCAAGTGTCCTACCGAATGCACCTTCACCGAGTGGCTGCTCTCAGAGGAAATCCCCGAGGAGCACGTCGACCAGATGGTGACGCAGTTGATCTGCACCGAGCGGGCCTGGTGCGATTTTGTGGCCTATCACCCCGATTTCCCGCCCGACAAGCAATTGATCGTGCGCCGGTTCATTCCCTCGGCGGAGCAGATCGCCGCGGTGGAAGCCGATGCGCAGCGGTTCCTGGCCGAAGTCCAGGCCCTGTACCAGCAACTCGCCTAAGAACAAACATCCATGGAACGCGCGTCACGGGAGATCCGCTAACGATATCAAGGACCCGTTGACATGCCGATGATTCCTTACGCGCCTGAGCTCCCCGAGGGGCTCGCCTTTTCCGCCACCCAGGAGGGCCGCGACTTCCTGCCGCAAATCACCGCCGCGCTCAAACGCTACGGCCACCTGGCGCTTGAGATCTGCACCACCGGCAAGCCCGACCAGCCCCCGGGCATGGACCCCTTCCCCGGCAACATCCAGTACGGCATCACCCAGACCATCCTCGTGCCCCGCAGCGGGACATTCATGGGCCGCATGAGCAACATCACCATGCTGCCCTGGTTCACCCCCCTGAACGGGGTGGCCCTGGGCATGTGGCCAACCTGGAGCGCCGGCGCCCAGCAACCCAACTCGCAGCGCATCGAGGGCATCGCGATCGCCGGCCTCGGTAGCGACAACGCAGCCGTGTTCTCGGTGGGCATGACCGCCGATCAGTGCAACAGAATGTTTACCCACGATCTGCATATGTGGCATCAGCGCATCGGCTACAACATCCTCAACCCGCAATATGGGCATCTGGAATTCATCCACTCGAGCTTCTGCGCGATCGGCATGGTGATTGCCGTGTTCGGCCCGCCGCAGGCCGCAGGCGGCGGCTTGGACATCGAGCGCTGGGGTCTTTACTACGACTGGGGACCGACCGATAACGGCAGCAATTGCAACGGCATCGGTTTGGTTCACGTGCGCGGCGGCGGCTCGCAGTATTCGCCGTTCCTGCTGAAAGGCGCCTACTTGAGGGACAAAGCGCAGGCGATCGCCATCATCCGCGATCCCTCCAACCCCGATACGCCCGGCTATGGGGTGTGCCTGCGCATCGAGAACGGTTCCACCGAGTACCAGTGGGGCGGGCAGGGCGGCGAAGACGAGATCGTCGATACGTACAGCAACGGTCAGCGACTCTATGACG